CCCGATTACAAACTTTCCGAAAAACAGGGGCTTAGAACAGAACGAAAGCCGCGATGTCACTGAGATTTTACATCAAGCGCAGGTAACATCTGACAAATTGTGGTTGTAAGTGATTGATACGGAACGAAATTTTATTCGCCTGGACTATTGACAAGGGATTTTAGGCGCTTGTCAATTTTGACTCGGTTGAAGGTTGGATCTGGCGGAATGGAAACCCCGAGGCGCTTGGCGATAGGCCGTCCATCGAGGTATTTTTCGCCTGGCTGCCCAAGCGATTCGGCGAACGCCTCCGCCTGGTCGCGGGTCTGGAATACAAGGCAGCACCAGAATTCAGAATCCGTGGCAAGCTCTTTCCGGGCTGCTTCGTTGCGGGCGCGCTCCGCGAACGCAGCCTGTAATGCATTCAACTCTTTGCTGCTATCCGCTTCCGGGTCGATTGGTTTCTGCTGCTTGGTCGAAGCAAGACTGCTCCGCATCGTCGTACTAAAACTGCTCCGCATATTCCCTCCGCTTGAGTTCCGCTTCGGCCAACGGAAACCACTCCAGGATTCGCGCATAGTCGCGCGGCAAGTGGTCCCTGATCGGCTTGAGGAAACGGTAATCGAGCCCATCAAACGAGCGCCCGAAAAGTTCATAGTCGCGCGGCAATTTGCAGCCAGCCTCGGTTATAGCGCTGATCAGTCTATCTTTGCGCCAATCCCAGACAGGGAAAAATTGCCTCCTGGTGTGGCTGATGGCACCCCACTTTTTAAGAGCGGTCATTCGAAGCGGGCTATCCACGGCACGAACGCCGGAAGCTGTGTAGCAATGGTCACTCAACCCCAAGAAGTCTCGGATGGTGTCCTGCATGTCGAGGTAATCAAAATCCTCCGGCGCATGGCGCTCAATCACTGCGCAACGATCTGGCGGCTGGAAGACCATCTCGTTTACCCATCGATAGAGACTGGGGTGAGGAACTCTCATGATTCGACACCCGAAGAATCGTTCGTAGTAGCACACGGACTCCTCGACGAACTCAAGGTCCGGCACCAGATACATGTAGTACGGCACGATTTGGAAGCTGTCGCGACAAGCGAGCCATGTAGCGATGGAGTCCTTGCCGCAGCTAAAGGCGAGCAGAATCGTGTCTGTTTGTTGGCGAATCGATGCAATTACTTCTTCGCCGCTGAGGAGCATTTTTCCTCCCGCGCCATCCGGTCGATAGCCAAGATCAAGCATTGGGTGAGGGACATTCCCGTCTTTTCCGAGATCGCTCGCAGTTTGGCCGCAATCTCTTGCGGCAGGCGAAATGAGCAGGACTTCCGCATGGCGGAAGTATAGCATAGTGTATTGCACAAAGGAGAAATAAATGGCAACCCGTCGCAGACCAACAAAGCGAGCCGCAACCAAGAGAGCGGCAGGCCGTACCGGCAGGGGGCGCGCTTCGCGCGGCCGTGGGCGTTCCAGTGGAACCTAAGATGCGTGGCCGGCCAAGAAAACCGGAATCTCTCAAGGCAGCAGAGGGCTACCGCTCGCACACGACGCGAGCGGAATTGTTCTCGCGATTGCAGTCCGCTACAGAAGCGGTTCGCGGGAGACCCGATCTTCCCCTTTCGTTCCGGGCGTCTAAAGCGGACGAACCCCGAACCAAGGCGCTCAAGACGAGAGCGCGGCATTACTGGTCGCTCATGCTGGACGACCTGGAACGCGAGGGGCGACTATATCTGATGGACGCACCATTTATCTCGGCCGCAGCTCAGACGAGAGCGCTTATGGATTTCGCTTTCGAGCAACTCGCTGATGCTGCCCATAACAATCTCGGGCAGGCATATAGGCAATATTGCGACCGCCTGGGATTAAATCCGTCTTCGCGTTCGAAGCTCCCCCAGCAAGCCAAGCCCGCGGTATCGGCGCTGGATTCTGCTCTCTGTGTCTGAGAAATCCCTTGATATCTGCGCGTTCTGCGAGACGCCAACGTGGTGCTTCCCAAGCCCGAAGGGGCCGATGTGCGGGGCCTGTCGGGTGGTGCGGTTCTTTCGCAATGTGCTTTACAAGCCGAAAGGATTGGACCTGCTTCCCTGGCAGGAGCGGGACCTTCGGGAAGTCTACGGACGCGTTGATGTCGACAGCGGTAAGCGGCTTATTCGTAATTGGTGGGAGGAAGTTCCCAAGAAAAACGGAAAGTCGTTTCTGGCCGGCGGTTTGCCGCTCTATCACCTGGTTATCGAGCACGGGGAAATTGAGCGGCCAGAGGCTTATGGCTGCGCTTCTGCAAAGGATCAGGCCGGTATCGTGTTCCGAGCCGCGGCGTATCTCGCCAGTGAAAACGAGATACTGCGCGACATCCTCAAAATCCTCCCGTCGACTAAGCGCATTATCCGCAAGGATGGCCACGGCTTTTACTCTGTGGTTTCCGCTGACGGAGACGTTCAGGACGGCGTAGAGCCGTCATTGCCGATCTTAGACGAAGTTCACCGCTGGAAGACGGCGAAAGCTCAGATCTTGTACGACGTGATGAAAAAAGGCATGATCTCGCGCGACGAGGCGCTGTGCGTGGAGATCACGACAGCCGGCGAAGTCAACGAGTCGCCGATTGCCTGGAAGCAACACGAACGGGCGCGGCAGCTGATCGTCGGTAGCCAGATATCCAAGTCGTTTTTCGCGCGGATCTATGCGGCCGATGAAGACAAGATCAAGAGCGATCCCGAGTACTGGAAGTCGCGCCAGGCGCGCGTGGACGCCAACCCGAGCCACGAGGATAACGGCGGGTTCCTCAAGGACGAGAATATCGCCAGCGAGATAGAAGCGGGGCGCGGTAGCTACCTCAGGTATCACTTGAACATTTGGGGCCAAGCTGAAGAGCGATGGTTACCTATGGATCGGTGGCTGGCTTGTCCGCGCACTAAGTCGCTCATTGGCCGCGAGTGTTACCCCGGATTTGACCTTTCGTCGACGACCGATTTCACGGCGCTCGCGCTGGTATTCCCCGATTGGGACGAGGAAGCATACGACCTATTGACGTTCGCGTTTGTGCCAGAAGGCCGCATTGCCGACCTGGAGCGCAAGTTACACCAGCCGTTGCGCGATTGGGTGCGGCAAGGCCACCTGATCGCCACGGAAGGCGATGTGATTGACTACCGGGCCGTCCGTGAAAAGCTCGATTGGGCACGCAGTGTGTTCGAGGTGCAGGAAGTCGGCTACGACCCCTGGAACGCGACCCATTTCGTGCAGGAGCTTGTGGACGAAGGCTATCGGTGCGTGAAGGTGCCGCAAGGCATCGCGCATCTGACGGCGCCGTCGAAGCACTTCGAGGAGAAGGTCATCGCCGGCAAGATCCGCCACGATAACAACCCGGTGCTGAACTGGCATATCGATTGTTGCTCCGTGCAGACCGATCCGCGCGGCAACATCGCGCCACGGAAGCCCAATTTGTCTAAGGACTCAAAGCGGATTGACTGCGTAGCGGCGGCCATCAACGGTATCTCGCTTGCAATGGTGCATGAGCCGATCGCCAGCGGACCAGCAGAAATAGGAGGGCTTTGGTAATGAGCCTGATCGAACTCAACCTAAAGACGCCTCCGATCGCATTTGAGGGCGCATCGCGGGCACCAGATGACGACTTCTGGTACTCGGAAGTCGGTAACTATCTGTCGCCTGAACAGGCAATCCGCGTCGCCGCGGTGAATGCCTGCGTTCGCGTGATCTCGGAAACGGTCGCTTCGCTGCCAATCCATGTATATCGGCGGTTGCCAGATGGCGGACGCGAGCAAGCGCGCGAGCACCCAGCCTATCGCCTGCTTCACGACGCGCCGAATGATTACGAAACGTCGTTTGAGTTCTTCGAGGCTGCTGTCCGTTCGATCCTGACCCGCGGCGCGTTCCTGGCAGAGGCGCCGATGAACACGCGGGAAGACGTCGCCACGCTCAAGCCGCTGGATTGGTCGAAAGTGCAGATCAAGCGAGACGCGCAGACCGGTATTCGCGTGTTTGAGTACCGGGACGATAGCGGGACGGCGCGTAACTACGTCGATTCCGAGGTCTTGTTCATCCCCGGCCCCGGTTGCACACCGTGGCACGTGAAAAGCCTGATCGAGCAGCACTCCGACACCATCCAGATCTCTGAAGTCGCGCAGCGGTACGTGCGGGACTACATCCTAAAGGGCGCGCTCGGGCCAGTGTTCGCCAGCTTTCAAGGCACACTTAGCGAAAAATCGCGCGACTCGTGGTTGGCATGGTTCCGCAAGAACTTCGGCGGTTCCAAATCGGTTCAGGGCAACATCCCGATATTTGACAGCGGCGGCGAGCTGAAATCTCTTCAGATCGACCACCAGAAAATGCAGCTGCTTGACCTCCGGCGCTTTGGCGTGGAGGAGATAGCGCGTATCTTCCGCGTACCGCCGCACTTGATTCAGGACTTGATGCGCTCGACCAATAACAACATCGAACACCAGGGCATCGAGTTCGCCACGCATACGATCCGGCCATGGCTGGTCCGCATTGAACGGCGCTTGAACATGACGCTGTTTGGCGCGATCGAAGGAAACCGGTATTACGCCGAATTCGAGATGGACGGTCTGCTCCGTGGCGATTCCGAGGCACAAGCGAAGATCCTGGCGGCCGAGATCCAGAACGGCGTGCGGACTCCGAACGAGCACCGTAAGCTCCGCAACCTGAACCGCTACGACGATCCCGCGGCCGATCGCTTGTATATCCAAGGCGCGACTGTGCCGATCGAATCAGCCGGCGTGCAGCAGCAGCCGCAATTACAGGAGGTGCCGCGATGAAACGAGCACGTTTTCTGCAGGAGTTCCGCGCGGCTCAGGTCGCCAATCAGCCGCGTGTCAAAACGATGGTGCTGTATTCCGGCACTCCGGTCTATCGGTTTGATTGGTGGACCGGTGAAGAGTACATGCTTACCCTGTCGACCGATCCGGCACACGTGAACATGAAGCGCCTGAAAAATGCGCCCGTGCTCGCGGATCATTACCGCTCGGTTGATCGGGTGGTAGGAGTTGTCGAGAACCCGCGGCTCGATGGTAAGTCGATCGTGGCGGATGCGCGATTCGCCGATACACCGGACGTTGCCGACATCTGGGCAAAGGTAGATAGCGGAATCATTCGCAACAACAGCATTGAAGCCGCCGTGATGGATACCAAGGATATCTCGAAAAAGGGCGACAAGATGCGCTCTTACTTGGCAATCGACTGGGAGCCGCAAGCGGTTGCGCTGGTTCCGGTCGGGGCTGATCCGGGCGCGCAGATGTTATCGGCGGCCGAAGGCCAAGATATCTGGCTGCCCGAGGATCTGTACAGCCGCCCTAAAGGATTTGACCTGGCCGCTTCGGCGGAGGAAGTGGCCCTACAAGAGTTTGCGGAGACTGGCGCGGCCAGCGATGCAAAAACCGGGAGCAACACCCTGTTGCTGTCCCTGCTACTGCGGCGACGCGTAGCGTAATCTCACGCACAAAAGGAGAAGCAAATGCGTAAAAAGCAAGTGCTTGACCAGTTGGCCGCGCTTCGGCAGAAGCACGGCGACGAACTCAAGCGATTGACGCTTGCCGCTTCGCAGGGCACCGAAGTAAAGCCCGAGGAAGTAACGGCGCTTGACCAAATCGAAACGGACATCAAGAAGTTTGAGTCCGAACTCAAGGCAATCGAAGATCTCGAACAGCGCGCCAAGGCGAACGTGGCGGCGGAAGCCCCGCGGCAGCCGGCGCAGGTCCACAACAACGCCGAAGATCGCCAATTTAACGGACTCGGGGAGTTTCTTCAGTCTGTGGCCTTTTCGATGACGCCTGGCAACACGATGGATCCCCGGTTGCGACGGTTTGCGCCGAGCGGGGCCGGTGAAACGGTCCCGTCCGATGGCGGTTTCCGCGTCGGTGCCGACATGGCCGAGTTGATGTACAACCGCGGTTTTGAATCGGCAAACGTGGCTTCCCGCTGCACGCGGCGCCAGTTGTCGAACCCGGCCGGAAAGCTGGTTATCCCGTACATCGACGAAACCAGCCGCGCCAACGGTTCCCGGTACGGCGGCGTGCGCGTGTATCGCCGCGCCGAAGCCGATACGGTTACCGCGGCGAAGGCCAAGTACGGCCGTCTGGAAATCGAGGCCGATTCCATGATGGGCATCATGTATGCCACCGAGGAACTCCTGGCCGACGTCACCGCGCTTTCGGCAGAGGCCACTCAGCAGTTTGGCGATGAATTCGGGTTCAAACTGGACGACGAAATCATTAACGGCAACGGCGTGGGCCAGTGCGAAGGCGTGCTGAACGCTGGCGCCCTGATTACCGTCGCCAAAGAAGCTGGGCAGGCCGCGGCGACACTGGAGTATGAAAACCTCGTCAAGATGTACACCCGCATGCCGGTTCGCAACCGCGCCAGCGCTGTTTGGTTCATCAACCAGGACATTGAGCCGCAGTTGATGACGCTGGTGCAGGTGATCGGTACCGGTGGCGTTCCGGTGTACCTGCCGCCCGGTGGCGCGTCGGCTGAACCGTATGGCCGCATCTTCGGCCGGCCGGTGATCCCCATCGAACAGTGCGCCACTCTCGGCACCGTGGGCGACGTCCTGTTTGCCGACATGAGCCAGTATCTGCTGGTCGAAAAAGGCGGATTGCAGGCCGATCAGAGCATGCACGTTCGCTTCCTGTACAACGAAATGACGTTCCGCTGGACGGCTCGCATCAACGGCAAGCCGCGCTGGCGTTCCGCCATCACCCCATTTAAGGGCACATCCACCGTATCGCCCTTCATCGCCTTGGCCACCCGCGCGTAAGGGAGAAAACCATGATCCTCAACACTGAAATCCTTCACTTGGTTAAGGGGCTCGACCCCGTGGCCGATGCGTTCAGCGGTACGGTCTACAGCGACATTGTGGACATGAAAGATCATCGCGAGATCATCTTCGTCATCTACAAGGGCGTTGGCACGACCGGCACCTCCACCATCACCGTCGAAGCCTCGGATGACAACGCAGGCAGCAACGTAAGTGCTGTACCGTTCTGGTATCGCGCTATCACCACCGGCGATACTCACGGAACGCTGACGGCGGCCACGACCGCCGGATTCGCAACCACTGCCGGTTCGAGTCAGCTTTACATCATCGGCGTTACTCAGGAGCAGGCAATCTCCAGCGGATACCGATATGTGCGGCTCAAGGCGGTCGAAGTTGTTGACAGCCCCGTGCTCGGCGGCATTCTTATCATCGGCTCTCAGCCGGTGCATGCGACTGCTCACTCCAGCATCATCGACTAGCCCCATAACCCTCGCATCACGGCGCTGCCTGACCGGGTAGCGCCGTGCCTGAACCAAAAAGGAACTCACAGGAGAACAGGATGAATACGAAAGCGCAGTACACCCGGAAGAATCTTGCCTATCGCGACGCGGACTACTCGCCGGCGAAGGGCGTTTCGCTGTGGGAGACATGCCCGCAGCTGGCCGCACTCGACCCGGCAACGGCCTTCACTTTCTTCGACGATTTCTTCCGCGTCGATATCACTGGCGCGGATGTCGGCTGGATTTCCACCGAGACCGAAGCCGGTACCGGCGATGCGGCCATCACGGTTACGGATGCGGTCGGAGGCGTTCTCTCGATCGCAAACGACGACGCCGATAACGACTCGGTTGAGTTGCAGTGGAATTGCGAACTCTTCAAACTGGCGAGCGGCAAGCCGTGCTGGTTCGAAATTCGGCTAAAGGTGTCCGAAGCCACACAGAGCGACTTCTTTGTGGGCCTGGCCAAGACGAATACCACCGTGATTGACTCGCCGGCCGATTCGATCGGCTTCAAAACCGACGACGGCGACGCGAACATTGATTTCATCACGGACAAAAACGGCACCCCGACCGACACCGACACCACATCTGACCTTGCGGATAACACGTGGGTAAAGCTCGGCTTTTTCTTTGATGGTGCCGGTTCCGCGTTTGCCTATGTGAACGGCGTTTTGAAGGCCACACACACCACGAACATTTGCGACGACGAAGAACTCACTGTCACGATTGCCTGGCAGAACGGGTCCGCTGGCGCAAAAACAATGTCGGTCGATTACGTAAAGGCTGTGCAAGTCCGGTAGATTTCCCTTACGCGACCCTCCGAGGACTTGGGGCGGTCTGAAAACCGCCCCTCTTTTCCCAATGTATCCACGCAAGCTCATTACCGCGCCAACGTCTGAGCCGATCTCGCTGGCGGAAGCGCGGGCGCATCTCAACGACCCTCCGCCGCAAGATGACGCGCTCATTTCCGCAATCATCTCGACGGCGCGGCAATGGATTGAGGATGTAACCGGGCGCCTGCTGATGACGCAGACATGGGACGTTTATTTGCCTGCGTTCCCGTGTGACGAAGATATCGACCTACCCTTCGGGCCGCTGCAATCGGTGACGTACCTCAAGTACACCGATAGCGCGAACGCGGAGACGACGTTCAGTAGCGCCTATTACCACGTAGACACGATCAGCGAGCCTGGCGAAATCGTGCTGGCCTACCAGCAGGTTTGGCCTACTGCAACGCTGAAAACCAGCAACCCGATTGTTATTCGCGCCGTGTTCGGCTACGCGAGCGCGGCGTTAGTTCCCGCTCCACTGAGGCAAGCGATTTTGTTGCTCATCGAGCACTACTACACGAATCGCGGATTGGTGGTGATCTCCGACCGGGCCGGTGCGCGGGACGTGGAATTGCCGATGTCCGTTTCGGCGCTGATTGCGCCGTATCGCCTATGGGTCTGAACTACCCCGGTGTCCGCACTGGCGACCTGCGCCACATTGTGGTTATCGAGCAGGTAACGCGGGCAAAGGATGAATCCGGCAACGACTCCGAAACGTGGGCAGATTATGAGCAGTTGCGCGCGGCCATCCGGCCAACCAGCGGTCGTGAGTACTTTTCCGGTCGGCAGGTGGTGGCCGAAGCAAGTTCACTGCTCGTGATGTACTACCGACCCATCAACGCGGCGGACTATCGCGTGCGCTACGACGATCCGAAATCCAACCAGGTTCGTTACTACGGCATCCGTGCGGTGGTAACCCCCGACGAGACGCGCGGGTTCATGGCGCTGTTCTGCGACGAGGTGGATCCGGCGTAATGGCGAGCCGCTCAACGATTCAGGTGCAAGGATTGGCGCAAGCCCGCAAGGCGCTGGCGAACGCAAGCCCGTTCATGGCCGCCGGCGTTCAGGATGCGCTAACGATGGCCGCCAAGATGATTCGATCCGAGGCGGAACGCTTAGCGCCACGCGGACCTACCGGGAACCTGAAGCGGGCGCTACGAGCAGCACCGGGCCGTTCCACTAAAACATTTTTGCAGTCTTTTGTGTTCACGCTCGGCCAGATCGCGCCGCATGCGCACTTGGTCGAATTCGGCACCAAACCGCACCAGATCGTGCCCAAGAAAAAGGGTGGCATCTTGGCCTTCGGGCGCTACTTCGTGCGCTCTGTGGACCACCCAGGGGCCAAGCCGTGGCCATTCTTTCAGACCGCCGTGCGGAACAAACGCTTGCAGGTACGCCGCATGATCGAACGCGCAGTGGAAGAGGTTATCAACAAGCTCAATGCCCAGGCTGCCTGAGCGATGTTTCGCGCGGCTGAGCAACGACGCGGCGCTGGTCGAACTGATCGGCAGCGGAGCGGATTGCCGGATCTACGAAGGGCTTGCGCCGCAGAGGCCGACCTATCCGTTTGTGGTGGTCGAAACCGAGGACGAAAAGCGGGCGCATCAATTCGGCGCGCTGCCGTCGATCGCGGAAGCACGGCTCCGGTATGCGGTGTACGCCAAAACCAATCAGGCCGAAGCGGACGCCATTGCAGACGCCATCTATAACGCGCTGATGGGCGCGGAAGACTACATCGACGTTGAGGCGGTGAATTTTGAGGACAGGAATCACTCCGTCGAGTGGGACATGGACGTGAATCACCGCGTATTCGTAACTGCGTTGCAGTTCCAAACTTACTTTGAACCATAGGAGAACATAATGGCCGTAAAAACAGGTAAAAGCGGCGCGGTTAAGCTGAGCACCAACACCGTCCTTGAGATCGATTCTTGGACGCTCAACGCAGGCCCCAACTTGGCCGACAGCGCCGCCTTTGGCGACGACTGGGAAGAGAAGACCGCCACGCTACGCAAGTGGACGGCGACGGCGAAGGGCCGGTTTGACATCACCGACACCAACGGCCACGCTGCCCTGGTGACGGCCATCACGGGTGGCTCTACCGTGTCTCTGCGGCTGTACGAGGACGGTTTCAAGTATTGGAGCGGGACGGCCTACGTCGAGGGACAGTTTGGGCAAGAGGTAAACGGGCTGGTCGAGGTCACCTACAACTTCACCGGCACTGGCGCTTTGTCCTACACCTAATCCCATGAATCCGGAAATGATCGCAGCGGTGGTGCAACAGGAGTGCGAACGATTCGAGTCTCACGTGCTCGAATTGCTGCGCACCAACACGCCACCGCCAGAGGCATTGGAGCGCGTGCGCACGTTGCAATATCGCGCCGCGCTCCTGCTCGATTCACTGACGGACGCGGACGCGGAGGTGCAACATGGCAGTACTGACGGGTAAGGGCGGCGATGTCTATATCGCGACCGGCGCGGGTACGACGTTTACGACTGAAGCGTGTTCAGTCGTGTCGGGAACCACATATCAGATCAACAATACTGCCAAGCGCCGATGGGACCCAACCGCCGCGGTTACCGTGTACGACGGCGGCACCCCGGTTGACTCGTCCGCGTACTATCTGATTCACGCCACCGGCAAGATCGTTTTCGACTCTGCCCCTGGTGGCGCCGTGACTGTGAGCGGAAAGTATCTGACCGCTTCGCAATACGGGCAGGCGTTCGACTGGTCGGCCAACATCGGCTACAACCTAGCGCCCGCTGCCGTGTTCGGTGATTCCTGGGAGTCGCACAAGGCTACGCTCGGCAAGGGCACGGCCACCATCAAGCGGTTCACCAACCAGGACGGCTACTTTGTGACGAACGGCGGTTCGCTGTTTCTGCTGGAACTCCACATGGTATCCGGCGCGCAAAAGCTGGTTTGCTACGGCTACGCCGATAACTCGGTTGACCAATCGCTGGGCAACCTCACCACGGAAAATGCGTCGTTCACGCTGAGTGGCGCGGCTGATTACGTTTCCTCTTAGAAAAATGTATGGACCTCAAGCAACTTATTCTCGAAGCAAACGACCTCGCGGAAGAGGTCTATGAAGTTCCCGAATGGGGCGGGGCAAAGATCTTGCTCCGCGCCCTCACGGTCGAGCAGTTGGACCGATGCAAGCGGGGCATGCCTGCAAACGCAGCGGGTGCACTGGCGGGCAACGTAGGCAAGTACGGGGCAAAGATTGCCATCGAAGGGATTATCAACCCCGAGACGAAAAAGCCACTGTTTGACCAAGCCGAATTAGACGCGCTGATGCGAAAGAACGCCGTGGTGGTCGATCGCATCGCCAGTAAGATCCTAAGCCTTTCCGGGGCAACCGAAGAAGCGCAGGCGGAAATCGAAAAAAACTGACAGAGGGCGGCGAGCGGATCTACTACGATCTTGCCGAACGCCGCCACTTCCGCACGGTAGCCGAACTGAAACGCAGCATGAGCGCTTCAGAGATGGCGCATTGGCTGATCTACTACAAAATCCGAGCGAACGAGGATAAGTGAGTCTCGCATCTCTCATTGTTCGAATCGGCGCGGATCTCGCGGACTATGACCGCAAGCTGGTTGCGGCCGAGCGTCGCATCCAGTCTTTCGCGTCGAACGTCGCGAGCGCGGGCACGGCGCTAACTGCGGCGATTACGGTTCCGCTGGCTGGCGTTGGCGTTGCTGCTCTCAAAGTGGCTGGCGAACTCGAACAGAACAAAATCGCGTTCGAGACGATGCTGGGCAGCGCGGCCAAGGCGCAAAAGCACCTCGAAGACCTGAAGAACTTCGCGGCGCGCACGCCGTTCGAATTCTCCGACCTTACGGTAGCCTCGAAGCGCCTACAGGCGTTGGGCTTTGATGCCTCCCGGGTGATTCCGATCCTGACCTCCGTGGGTAACGCCGCCTCCGCGCTCGGCATGGGCGCAGAGGGCATCCAGCGTATTACTACGGCCCTCGGGCAGATGCAGGCCAAGGGCAAGGTGCAGGCGGAAGAGATGCGGCAACTGGCCGAGGCCGGAATCCCCGCTTGGCAGATCCTGGCCAAGACCCTCAACACCGACGTTGCCGGCGCAATGAAGCTCGTTGAGCAGCGTGCCGTCGATGCGGGCACCGCCGTTCCAGCCATCCTCGAAGGCATGAATTCGAAGTTTGGCGGCCTGATGGACAAGCAGAGCAAATCGTTGCTTGGCATGTGGTCGAACTTCAAGGATCAGGTAACGTTCACGCTTCAGGACATCGGCACCGCGATTCAGCCGGCCGCCAAACAATTCCTTAACGATTACGCGATGCCGATGATAAACGGGGCGAAGGATGCGGCTAACGCATTCAGCAAACTGACGCCCGCGGCGCAGGGCGCAATCCTCAAGGTATCCGGCGCGGCAATGGCCTTGCCCGTGGTCATCCTCGCCTTCGGAACGCTCGCTGAAAAGGCGATGGCCGCAGCAACCGCCATCACAAAGATGGGCGGCGCCGCGGCGCTCCTGAAAGGTGCAGGCTGGGCCGGGATCGCGCTATCGATTGGCGAATTGGCAGGCGGCATGTGGCACCTCGCCACCGGGCAGGATGAAGCGCGAGCGGCATCGAAGAACTTTATGCTCGCGCAGGAGCAGCTTTATAGCCGTTTGGTGATGATGGGCAAGGGCGGGGCCGCGCAGCAGTTGCGCGAGCAGTTTATGAATGGGTCCATCTCGGCGGATGCCTACTCCCGCGCACTGCTCGGGCTTGCCAACCGGTTCGCTCCGGTGGTGGCGCAAGTGGAAACAGCCACCCCAAAGATGGGCGGATTCCAGGGGAAGGTCGAGGATACCGAAAAGGCGTTGCGCCTGTTTGGCGTATCTGCCAAGGATTCTACTGACGAGCTGGCGAAAGCATGGCCTACGGTAGAGGCAGCGTTTGCGGCGGGCCGGATCACGCTTGAAGAATACTCCAAGGCTATCGGGCGCTACCGGGAAGCCAGCGGCGAAGCCGAAAAGACGCTCAACGCGTTCCAGATCGCCTCGGACATCACGCGCGAGGCGCAAGGTCGCCTCAATGGCGCATATCAGTCGGTCATCAAAACGATGTTCGACTACTACCAAGCGGGCACCACAATGGGCCGCTCGCTTGAGCTGCAGAAAGTCGCCATCGACGACACGGCGCTGCGCACCCAACTGCTCACCGCCGAAATTGAGCGCCTCGGTGCCATAACCGCCAAGGTGGCCGACGCCGATTTCTCGAAGCTCCGGGGTGGCGTGCTCGCCACGCAGGACGCTATGAATAAGTTGGGCGTGCAGAGCCAGACGCAATTACGGGCCGCGGCGAATGCGGCGGGCGATCTGTATCAGCGCGTCGTAGAACTGAAGGCGGCTGGACAGGCTACCGCGCTCGACGTGGCGCGTGCTTACGAGAAGTGGACCGAGGCGGAACGCAAAGCTGGACAGGTCGGCGGCGAGGTCGCAAAGCAGCAGAAAAAGGCGCTGCAAGAGGTAAGCACGGTCATCACCAACATGTCGCAGGACATCGCGCGCATGATCGTGAACTGGGAGAGTGCCGGGAAGACGTTCATTGGGATTGCCAAGCGCATGGGCGAGTCGATCCTGAGCAATATCATTGAGCACATCCTAACCGCCACCGGGCTGGTTACCAAGCTTACTGGCTTACTGAGCAAGATCCCGCTCATCGGCGGCATCTTCGGGGCCGGCGCCAGCGCTGCGGGCAGCGTAGCGGGCGGAGTCGGATCTGCGACTGGTGGCGTGGCTGGCGCGGTCGGATCGGTCAGCGGCGGCGC